AAATTGGTATCGCTTGCCAGCGATGCAATCGAGATACTCAAATCAAACGCTGAAGCGTAGTTTACCTTTGCGGTTGCCATTAGATTTGCACCTCACTGCTGTTGATTTCTTTGCGCGCGTTGATTACTAGGCCAATGCCGACTTCGGGCAGTCCGACTGTTGATGTCCACGATACTGTCTTGCTGCCCATTGCCACGATGTCAAGCATCTGCTGCTGTGTCACAATCGTTGCCGCTACGAGCTGCGTTAGCATCGCTTGCACCTGCGGTAGATTGATGTCGACAGTGCTAATGCGCGGATCGTCTACCCAAGCCAGTACCGACGTGCAAAGTCCTGCTACCTGCGGATTGCTCGATAGTTGACCTGCCAGTAGTCGCGGCCAAATGCCCTGGAAGATCGCGTAGGTTTTGAGGTCGCGGATTGCTACAGATTGCTGGACGACTACGGTCTTGGCGTTGATTGCATCGGCTGCTTGCTGGTCGGATAGTCCCTGATATTCAGGTTTTGATAATTCTGTTGCTAATGGAGACATATACTACCTATTGATACATAGGACGACAAATGAGTTTGAATACACGATCAGCACCCTCGTTACCGGAGGATTTAATCCTTACTTCTTGAACACCAGCAAAATCAAGAGTATTCAATGTGTGGTATGCGCCATTGACTTTGGTGATAGTAATTAGTGTTCCACTGGAGTTGTAAACTGGATACCAGTTGGTTCCATCATCAGTGACTTCAAAGGTGATTCCAGTACCAGTCATTGCTGCTGGAAAAATAACAGCAACAGGTGTTGCTTTGAATCCAGTCCTAGAAGAGTTACTGGTTTGAGCACCATTGGCAATGGTCAGGGAAAGAGAATTAAATCGAGTACCTAGACTCATAGTTACATCCCTAAGAAAGAAAGATCAAATGAAATGGGAGACACTACCCCATACTCAATAAGAATATGAGGTAGTGTTAGGGTTCTCCCCAGTCCCCTTAGAAGTTTGCAACCTTGGCATAATAGATTGCGAATGGTTCGTAAAGAACAGGTAAGAAATTGTCTACCTGCTTAACTTCACGACCAGGAGGATCAATGACTGGAGTAGCCCATGCATTGTACCCATACACTTCTCGCATATCCGAGGTAACATTCTCTCGAACGTACTCCGAACCAACAATTGAACCACACCACTCACCAGGATCAGGAGTGATGATGACATGATCATCAGGAATGAAATATTCGAAGTTGGATGCATTGATCTGAGAATCAAAATCCTCAGCCGTACCAGCTTTAACTAAACCACCGTTATAAACGTGGAATCGATAAAGCGGTAACGCACCAAATACGATATCGTAACCTGTATCAGGAAAACGTGATGCTGGATCAACTTCCCGACGAGTAAGCGAATCGAAGATACGTACCGATGTACCAACGATCTGTGCTAATTGGCTGTTCTCAAGAAGATAACGAGCCGTGACACCATTCATCCAAAGATGACGAGGTGGACGACCATTAACGCGAGATGCATACTTTTCAAGTTCCATCAACTGACTAACAATATCAGTTGAAGAAGTTGCCCAAGAAGCACCAATGATACCACCAAGCTGATTTAAATGAGCAGCAGGAAGTGCGTAATCAACATCGAATACTACACCTGCTGCACCTTTCTCAACAAGTTGCATCTCATCGCTAACAACCTTCACACCAAAACCACCACGAAACATGCGTGACCACATGAACTCGCGTGCGTTACGGAATACCTGTGCAAAATAAGCAAGTTGCTGCTTTACATAGGCTTGACCATTCGCATCAATAGCACCAACTGGTCCTCCTGGTGGTCGATATCGCATTAAATCTTCGTCTGCAATAAACAACTTTTCATGCAAACGAATAAGTTGCGAAGATCGATTGCCGTAAGGCTTACGGGATCGAAGATTTGGACCAGTACGAGGACCACGAACTGTAGCAACGCTACGTGTCGCGTTAAAAATATCCCAAGATGCAGTACGACCTTGAACACGGTCATTCATCCCTGCACCACCATAAGTACGCTGGAACAACGAACCAGGAGTGTCTAATTGGGAAATAATCCCAGTGATGACTGGACTCTGGAAAAGTTGTTCCCGTGTTACGTAAGGAACACCCATATTTTTTGCTCTCTTCTGTTACGGATAAAAGAAATGAAAAACCCAGATTAGGTTGCAATGGTTGGGGTCTGAGTTTCAGCACCCAAATGAACCAAAGTCAACCATCCAGTACCATCACCAATGATTTCGATCATTGCACCAATCTTTTCAGAAGATGTTTGGAATGCAATCGAATCAGCAGCAGCGTCATTGAACACAACCATTGTGTCAGCCGTACCTGCGGTAACAGTGACGTTTTGATCGGCTACAACAAAGAAACCAAATCGAAGACCTTTACGAGCATTAGCAGGTAAAGTGAAGGTTACTGCACCTGATGCACCTCGGTTGGTAAACAGAATATCGTTATCAGCATTGGTAACAGTGTAGTTAGCAGTCTTAGCAACAACATCTTTCCAAGTTCCATTACGAACACCTGCAAAGTCGTTGTACAAACTAATACGAGGCCAAAGCTGTGCTCGAATCTGAAATTCAGTTGATAGACCACTGATACCTAAAGCTGTCGTTCCAGGAACGATAAGCTTGGCAGGATCAACCATACCACCTACCAAAACCATACCGACAAAGCGATCTAAAGTTGAAGTTCCAAAGGTCATACCAACCATTGGACCTAGAACACCATAGATTTGTTCTGAACCATCTGTAGCAGTAGGATCCCACTGCTTCAATTTACCAGTAGCAGTAATCTTTCCTAATAACAATCCAGAACGAAGATTGGCAGTACCATTGGTATTACCTGCATCCACTGAGGAAGACAGAATAATCCCCTGATCCCAAATCTGGTTTTCAAATCGACCTACCCAGAATTGGTTTTCTGTTGTCTCCAAGACATCTCGGAGACCAGGAACCATGTTTGCACCTTGAAAGGTAATCATTTATTACTTGACCTCAAAAAAGAGGGAAAAGAAAATTGAATTTAGAAACCAGCCGGAACTGATTTCAAAACAGCATTGATAATATCATCCACAGCACCATCATCTGCATTGGTATCCAGTGGGTTGGGTTCTTTGGAAGAACCTTGGGGAGCACGACCCATGAACTGGGCAGTATCCAAGTTACCCTTCGATTCCTGGGAAGATACAGGCAGAGCTTCAAGTGCTTTGATAGTTAGGTCGAGATGATTGTCTTCAGCCTTACCATTCTTGAAACTCATTTGAATGCTGTTCACCAATGAAAGCAGATTGGTATCAGCATAGTTTTGGTTGATACGACCACTGTTAATCAAAGCAGCAATTCGATCTTTGTAGCGTTCTTGATAAATTGAATTTAGCTGAACGCTCATCATTTCAGCAGCTTTCTTATACTGTTCAACATCTGAAGGAATATCCTTCAAATCTTCAGCAGTAAAAGCTGCATTGGTCTCTGGATTTTGCAGGTTAGCTGCAAGAATTGCATCTACCTGTTTCTTCGTAAGACTCATCATAATAGGGTAACTCTCCACTTTTCCAGAACTAGGTTTTTGACTTAAACTTGTGTTGGAACCACTTTTGTCTTGCATTAAAGCTACTAAAAGTCGATCCAAAAAGTTGTCATTTGTGGTATCAGCAGGAAGACTAATACCCCTATCTTTTAAGAGTGTCAATACTTGGGAAACATTCCCAATCATCTTCCTGGACATAGCAATAACCTCATAATCTTTAGCATCAATATCAGGTAGAGGTAGAAAATTGGTTTGATCTGGCTCAATAGGATCAACAGGTAACGCCACATGAGCTACTGCAAATTCACCCCAAGATCGACCTTTACCATCTTTAAATCCTGGGAGAAGACCAATCGAGGTATCTTTGACAGTTCTAGATACTTTGTAAGCAGGAGAATCAGGATCATCTTCTTTCCCAGGAGCATCGATAATCCCATATAAACTCATTGTCCCATGCTCATTTTTTTTAGCATAGAATCTTTCCCAGAAACCAGCATTCTTAGCTGGATCAGGAGATTCCGTTACTTCCTCAACTGGAGTAACAAACACACCTTCCTGAACATGCTTGAAAGGAGCAGGGATCTTAATACCTGCCTTAAGCATTTTAGTACTGGTATTAGCCATCTTTTTGATATCTTCATCAGAAAAGGTTTTTTTCTTGCTTCCTTCAAAAGTAGATACCTCATACTGACCTTCAGTAAGAATTTCTTTTACATATTTCATCTTAGTACCTTTAACAAGTTTTAATTTTCAACATTTCAACTTCTTGTCGCAAGTCTTTTCGATCTTCTTCGCATTCATCAATACGAGTTTTAGCAACACCAATATCAATCTTAAGATTGTTATTTTCTGTTTCTAATTTCCTATAATTTGCCTCAATCTTTCTCCATAAGACTGCAACAGCACCAGCTAAAATGGTGATAATAGTATTTGTTATCAATGAACTATCTCCATCTGAATACGCTAGGATAGTTTGAATACTAGCGAACACAGGAAAACACGTAGATATAAAAGTAAATAGATGAGAAGTCATGCTATAGTAAGTCCTGTAGGATATGGACTAAAAAGAAACTGACTTGTTGAGACAGCATATCCCATAAGAACAGAATATTGACCTGCTGTTAAATCTCCATGGTCTGCCATTTTTCCAGCAGTAGCAGATAGAACATACCATAGTGCTCTGGTAACAACTGTCCCAATTGCAATTAACGATCCAGGTTCAGCGAATACAATAGGTTGATTTGTAGCAGCATCAGCTAATGCCATTCGTAAATTCTGTGGATTACCACTACCAGATTTTTCTAAAGTAGTAGCATCAGCTTTGTACCACTTGCTATCAGAAGTTTTTAAATAAAGGAATTGACCTGCTTCTAAAGCTTCACCCGCTATACCCGTATTGCGAACTGTGTTAGAAGTTGGGATTACGTCTGCTTTAGTGATTGTAATAGTAGCCATTAAAAAATCCTCCTGGTTAGAAACTAGAAATTTATTTGATATCTGTCAAATCACATCTTTAGGTAGAGTGGCCCATCGGAAAATAACTGATATTCCTGGGAAAAAGTCCCCTCTCTATCATCACCTGCTTCCCACAGAATATCGTTGCAAGCATCGGATAAAGTATCTACAATGTCATCTTTTTGATTACCATCTCCTGTCCAGTTAAAAACTTCATCTTCGGCAGCTTTTAACCAATGAGCATGTTCTGGGAACCAAATTCGACCGTGTTCCATCTTAACTTGTGCAGTAGTGCTGTTAACCACCTTATCTGCTTGCTTCACTATGGGTTTAACATTTAATCCATAAACTTGGCAGTATTGAAAGACACCTTTACCAGCACCATTCGACTCAATCTTGATATATTGAGGTCGCCATTTCTTGTACATAATCTGTACTCGTTTTACTACCTCTGGAATTTCATCTTGAAACCTGTCCATATCCAACCACAAAAGATGGAAATCTTGAGTTAATCCCCATACAGAAATAACTGTGTATGAAGGATCTTTCCCTTTAGTTACTTCTGCCATACCTGATCTAAGACTAGCAGCAGGATCTACAGTAATAAATATTTTTTGAAGACTCTTCCAATCAATCGGACGACCTACACCATTCTTACCAAGAATAAAGTAGTCACCTCGAACACTGTAGTATCTAGACCATGCTCTTTTAAATCGACTATCAGGGTTAACTGCCCAATTACCATACTTGAGTCGAGCACGTTCTACAGGTGCTAATTCATCTAGAGCTTTAGCATAAGATTCCTGATCGATATAGGGATTATCTCGATAGGATGCTTGAAGAAAAGGTTTTTCTGGATGACGACCTACCCAAATAACAGACGTATCATCTTCTGGAATTGTGTAAGGATCACGACCGTCTTGAGGTTCGATTATGAACCGATTACGAACCCATTCATGACCTACACCACCTGGATTGGTAGCACCTCGAACACGAAGAGGTAATGATTTATAAAGTTGACACCAAGCACAATTATCAACATAGATTGGTACTCCTTTATCATCTAATCGATGTTTAGGACATACTAACTTACGAAGACGAGAGAACATGTAGGTATAATTAGATTCCTCATGCTGAGTAACCTCATCAAATAAAACTGTTTGATATTCAGCAGATTGGTATCGAGTATGGGCATTACTCTCACCTATATAACCAAATTGTAAACGTGCCGGATGTCCTGGTTTACCATCAGGATTCAAAGTAGGGAAATACCAACAATGTTCATCTCCTTGCCATTTAGCATCTGTACCAGATAACCATTTAAATGATCTATCAATCAAAGCAGATGGTTGTTTTAAATCAGTAAGAGTCTTTCTAAATACAATAGCTGCATAGCCAGGAATATGAACAAACTGAAGGGCAATAGATAATAAAATATCAGATTTTCCACCACCAGCTTGACCTCCATAGAGAGCTTCCATGTGAGGTAACATCAAGAATCCTAGTTGTTTAGGAAAAGGTTTATTCTTAATGTACTTATTCAGAACTGGTATCATCAATATCTTTCAAATCAAGAATATCAGTATGCTTATCAAGTTTAACTCCAAACTCATTAGCAAAAGCTTCAGCAATATCTTTTGAACGAAATATGGTCGCATCTTCAAATGGTACGAACATAGCTTGTTGAATAGAAAAGAACCAAGGCTTATTGAATTTGTTCGGTGGGCTGTGTCGTATTACGTAGCGTTCGTCTGATCCTTGTACCATTAGTAGACTTCCTAGCAGTAGAAAGGAAATTAAGAGTTGTAACAAGCTTGGGAAGATCATCAAGTTTCAGTACCACTACCCAATCTC